GTTTGTTTGAGACTTAACAGCTTGTCTAGGTTTTTGGGACTTTTTCTGTCCGGAAGCTTTGGTGCTTGCCTTTCCCCTTTGAGAATTCATCGGGTCCCGTCTCTCTTGTGTGGATTAAGAAGCCACACCGGCGACTATGCTCAGATAACTAGTTATAAGTGAACCGAGCGGAATTACGAACCTTATAGGATACACCAATTAATGAAGGTGTTCCACAACATGGAGCGGTGATACTGTTAGTTGATCACCACGTTAATCCAAGTTATAATGCGTTCGACCGCTTATCCACCACAATAACCCAACCGTTGTAGTCTGTAGACCATCCGTATGGCGATGACGCTCATACTTGGTACTCTCCTTAACGAGTGTTTGGTTGTTTATAGTTTCTGACCGACCCCTACAGCAAATCCGACTATTAGGAAGTTAAACTTTCCATTCCTCGCTCATTAGGCGATAATAGTTAGATCCTTTCAGTAAATGACCTTTGAAAGGGCTTTGTAGGTTTTCCCGTGTATAGTTGCTACACGGAGCTTATTTGCTTTACGAACCGTTATCAAATCTAGGAAGTTAAACTTTCCATTCCACCATTAAATTGGCTAGATGAGATCTGCGTGGATCATGTACTTCTTAAAGGTACCCACGTCACGATGTTCGAACTCGCTTGGGTAGGCTCGTCAAATATGACATAACCTTGAGAGAATGAATTCAAGAGGATTGACTAACAACAAGTCAAGAGGTACTCGATTTGGCAAATGCCATTAACATCGAGTGGAACCTCACCTGAGCATACCAACCGCATCGAAACGCGATTAGCTCTTCTCTTATAGAGTATAACCTCATCATACATGTGAGGGTTCTCAATCTCTAACATTCGTTGACATAATTTACTAGTTCGAAGGACTTTTTTCACAATCCTAAGTAAACCAGAGTAATCAAATTGCATTACATCTGAGTCAACTGCGCCAGTACAGCGCATATACCAATTCGGCGGATGGGTCTCTTCGACTACATCCTCACAATAAGGAAGCTGAGGACAGCCCCTAAGTTGTGCCTGATAAACGATTCTTTTACGAATATCAGAGCCCCAATTCTCAAGGTCGAGATCGGTGGGCATACCAATTGGTTTGAATGGTGGTTCAGTGAGGTCTTCACGATACCATAAATCACGTAGAGCATATGCGATTTTCCTTTGCTCATTCGTTACAACAACATCACCCGACTTAAAACGTCCAATGTGATAATCGTACTCGCTAACAAACTGCGAGCCCTCGGGTAATTTCATACCAAGACCACCCATTGAGCGTGGAAGGTACCAGTTCAATCTAGTACCATTATCGAGGATGGAGCATTCATTCAATGCGTCCAGGTTGTAGAACTTAAAACGTGAATCAGCGCGAACAGAGTTCAACGCGCCGTGTAAGACACTCTGGTGTAAACAGTGGATAGGCTTAAACCTGCCTTCTTCCACACGAGCAACCTTGCTCTGACCCAACAACATACCCGCATTGAAAAACGGGACATATTCCGCACACTCATTCTTCTTTTTGAAGAATAAAGCACTATTAACAGTGCCAAACTT